AAACAAATCTCTATAACGAAGCTCTATATAATCAGTTGCTTTAATCAACGCTTCTTGCTTTTGAGTATCAGTATAAGTAGCCCATACGGAATTACCTCTTTCAGAGAAATAATCATTTGCAAACACAATAGTAGTGTATGAATTAGCATCTACAATACCTGTACCGTCCTCAACTATAAATGCCATAAATTCGTCCTACTCGTTAGTTATTTTATAAGCGTTGTATCTGACTTTACCGCCGCACAGTCTTACCGCCCAATAAGCACACTTCGCTTTCCATTTAGGTGTTCCTTCTTCTAACATCGCTTTTAAGAATTGAGAGTCTGCGTATTTGCGACTAAATTCAGGGTTAGAATATAAGAAGTCATGCAACGTAGCAGCTCTATTGGCTAATCCTTCAAACAATAAAAAGACAATAGGTAATCTTGGAATGGACGCATAATCAGTCACAAATCCGATAGGGACGACAATATCTCTAATACCATTGTTATAAATAAGATATTGCATCAACTGTTTTTTACCGTCTGGTAGCTCTTTAACTACTAAGTTAGTTTCAAACATATTATTTCCTCTTAGCTTTTGCTTTCTTAGCGATGGATAATGCTATCGCAACTGCTTGAGCTTGTTTCATCTTTGGGTGAGCTTTTAGTTCAGTAGCGATATTCTTGCTAATTGTCTTACGACTGTATCCTTGTTTTAATGGCATTATTAAAATCCTTCCGTAATATATGCACCATTCTCTAACGGTTCATATCTAATATAATGTCGCCAAGTTCCTGTGGTTGAGCCACCTGAAACAGTTATTTTTATCTCCCCTGACGGTATTCTAATTCCTCTGGAATCAATCCCTAATGCAATCCCTGTGGTGTTTACCGCAGGTGCAGATGATAGTGTTGTGTTATCTAATGCGATTACCGTACCAGCAACCGCATTTGCGAGCGATGCTGTTTGACCGCTGAATGTATCGCTCACACCTGACTTAGACGTTATACCGTATCTAAATCTACTCGCGGTAGCATCATTACTCGTATAACACTCAGAAGATAATGCGTATATTTGAACATCGCCCATTACTTTAAATATAACTAAACCATCGCTAACGATTGCAGCGGAGGTTGTTGCCAAATGGTCACTAGCAGATGTTAATATACTGTGCATATCTTAATCGTCACATTCGATAAGTACGGCAGTTACAGTACCGCTTACAGCCGTCACATCTAACACATAATAATTTGCGGAGGTTACGACCTCTTGTGTTGTTGCTGTCACTGTTTTAATTGTGAAGTCCTTAGCAGGGTCGCCAAACGGATTCGTCTTAATCACAACAGTAGCTGTTCCTGAAATGTGAATAGCGATTGTAGAGTACGCAGGAGCGTATAATGCAACGCTTCGTTTTACAGTCGTAGTAGAATTGCTTTGGGCAACAGTCGCCGATGAACCATTAGCATCTAATGTGACGGTTTTGAAAAACGTATCAGATGATTCGGGCATAATTTAACACCTGTTGTTTAGGTACTAATTCCATAATTTGTTCTACTGACAAACCAGATGCTTCTAACTTAGCAATGTTAGCTAATCGTTCCTGTGTTTCTTTTTCGCTTCGAGCTGCAAAACCTTCAATGTTCTTACGTTCATTTTCAAGATAAAGTTCTCTGACTGGAATTTTTAACTCTAACACATTCAACTGCACTGTTAATGCCGCAACTTCTTTTGCGATGTCACTTGCGGTTGCTTGTTTAGCCGCAATAGTCGCTCTAACAGCTTCAATCTCTGCTAATAACGCAGCCACGCCTTCTAATGCTACAGGAGCTTCTTCTACTGTCACAGTAGGTTGAGCGGCGACGACTTCAACCACATTGGCTTCAGGAGGCGCAACATATTCAGCTACGTTAGTTCTCGTTAAACCTAACGCTGCTTTATTGATAGCTTCACGGGTTACTTTTTTATCACCTGTCGCAGCCTTCACAGCGTCAATAGATGGCAAACCGTCATCTGTCCACAACGAATCGTCTTCTGGACTAAAACCTTTAAGTGTATCTAATAAACTCATTTTATATTCCTATATGAATTAAGGTATCCTAACCACCTACGTTAATAGGTGGTTAGGAGCTAGTCTTAGAATTCGCGTGTTACCAAAGCTAACATTGGAACTTGTTTGCTTTCTGGATACACTCGTGACCAGTTACCAGCAGTTGCTAATGCAGTCGCACTTGCACCACCGATAGTCGTTGTACCAGCATACGAATGACCAATAGGTGCAATCGCTAATTCGATACGACTGTAAAGTGTTTCTAAGCCTGAACCTGTACCCATTGATGGGTCGCGGAATACTTCAGTTGGAACTTTAGGCGAACCCATACCTAATTGAACTGCGCCATCGCCTAAGATGTAGGATGTGAACACACCTGCTGCATTAGGTAAGCCGTCATCATAGACTACTTTGAAGCCCATGTAGTACGCTACGTTAGTGTTCAAATCAGAATTCAATTGGAATGTGATTAAGTTTTGTTCCAACATTTTGAAATACACTTGTGAGTGAACATACAAGGTAGATAAGCTACCGAATGCGTCACCTTTTTTAGCAAGTGTGTTCAAGAACCATTTTGGTTGGAAATCAGTTGTACCTGCCACATAAGATGCGCCAGATTTATCGACAATCATGTCAGATGAGTTAGATGCTGCGTTAGCTGCAAACACACCTTTCAATGCTTGGACAACCAAGTATTGTGTGTTAATAGCCCAAAAATTAGATACACGACCTAAGATAGCTTGTACAGGGTCAGCTCCAGCCAAATCACCAGCCAAGTCATAAACTGACCATGATTTGTTGCGCGACATACGATGAACAACTGCTTGCAATGAACCCAATTTAGCAGCAGTTGAAGTAGTTGTATCGTCAGTTGCTACGTTAGAATCGATAACTGAACCGTCATTGATGTCTTTAAACGCAGGTAAAGTAACGATATTGCCGCCACCCGCTAAGAAGTTATCTAAGAACGCAGAACGCTGTACAGCACCTGCTTGAATGAGTTTGCTTTTTTGAGCAGTTAAGACTTGTGTATATGCGGTAAAACTCTGTGGGACAATAATGTCTGAAATTTGTGTAGCTGCCATGAGGTAAATCCTTTATTTAGTTTATGTGATTGTATTCATATTTTTCTCACCCATGTGATTAAAAAGTTAGTATTTAGTGATTCAAACCATGTTGAATTTATACGCTACTGTACAGGAATTTGAATAAAAAGTCAAGCACTATTTTAACGATAAGTCAAATTTATTTTTGATAGGTAAAAAGAAACCCTTAATGAGATACCTCAGAAAGGGTTTTAGAGTAGGAGTAATAAAATGAAACACACATCAAACAAACCGAAGTTTTAAAAGTAATCTATATTATAAATCACTTTTAAAACTTCCTAATACGAGGATATTGTACTAGGAAGTTTGTTGCATTATAACTGGAGAAGTTATGAAACGAGGATATTGTCACATAATTCTAGTTATAAGTAAAGAATTATTTTCTATTCTGAGAAGCAGCTGCTTTTTGTAACTGAGCAGCTAATGCAGGGTTTTCACGCTCGATACGCATTTGTTCTGTCACATTACCGTTTACACCACCGATGTAAGGATTGTTACCTTGATACATTTGTGCGCTAGAACCTCTTGCCCCACCACCGATATTATCGCCCCAATAATGAGGGTTCATCGCTTGTTGTTCACTCAACCACACATCAAAAGGTAAATAACCCACCACACCTGCAACGTCATTCTTCGTTAGGAATTTACCGTCCTCAGCTTCCACAAATAATCGTTCTGCTTTAAGCATGACTGTTTCTTCAAATCTAGGGTCAATTTTAGCCGCTTTAATTTTAGCAGTAAACTCATCGTTCATTCTACGAGTACGGTCTAATTCTTCGTATCGCTTTACTTGTTGTTCAATCACAGAAAGTTGTTTGACTAATTGGTCACGTTCAGCGGTAATAGGTTGTAATTTAGCATTCGCTCTCGCATTCGCCATAGCATCTAATTTACTATCATCAATAGCAGAACCTTTAGCGAGTTCTTCTAATTCAGTAATTCGAGCTAATTGCGTCTTAATTGCGTCAGGGTCTAAATCACCGTAAGCTGCTAATTTTTGTTTAGCTGCTTTAGTATCGTTGCGTTCTTTTTCTAACGCACCATATACTTTATTAAATTCTGATAACGGTTTAATTCCTTCCACTTCCAACACAAATTTATCACCTGTTTGTACATACAAATTGTGAAGGTTCGCGTCTAATTCTTCTAAGCTATCGATTTCGTATTTTAAAGCCATCTTTAAGTTTCCTTATTTATTTGCCAACATTGGCGATTGTTGAGCGACATCGCTCGGTGTATTCGTTGGTTTAACTACTTCAATAGGCGGAGCTAATTCTTCCCTATCCATTTGCTTACGTTCTTCTTCATACGTCATATTCGTCATATTTTGTGAACGTAAAATCTCGTGTAATGCAGCATCTGAAATAGGAAGCAATCCTGTTTGTTTCGCGGTAATCAACTGTGCGAAGTCCTGACCTGTCATAGATTTGTCAGAGAACTGTAGATTAGGAATGACTTTAACTTGAGAATCATCTAAGTTCATCCATCTAGCACACTTCTTCAATAGTTCTTCTAAACCGTAAGCAGCCGTCACAGCTACTTGATTTAGATTAGCTGTTTGTGCAGCCATTCTCGTTTTAAGCGCGTCACCTGACTCTTGTTTAGAATTAGAGTTCATTAACTGACCTGCTTTAGTTACAGCGGCAGTCTTATCATTCTCTAATGAATGTCGCATTTCAGTTAGACCCGATGAACTCACCCCGATGAATTTAGCATCTCCACCTTGGTCAACATCAATCTTAGAACCTGCGCCAATACGAGTAGCCTCACCGTCATTTCTAGCACCCCCAATCACAACTAATGTGTCTTGCCCTTGCATATACAAGGTGTGACGATAATCAGCTTCAGCACGATAGATGGCGAGCGATAAGTTAGCTAGTCCTAATAACGGCGGCACGTCAGGTGTACACAGAATATCTTTCGAGTTAATAAACACAAAGGGGATTTCAGTTAGCGTTTGTCCTCTAAACTTAGGCGTGACAAAACTCTCTTGTGTCTGTGAACCGTCAGTATATAGCAACACCGCTTGTTTATATTCGCTCGACTGATTATCTTCTTCGTTAGTTAATAAATCACCTAACGATAATACACGATGTTTAGGTTGCTCAAACCATCCTAATCCTTCACGAACCCATGTTGTCTCATCTAACACAACTAAGTTTAGCGCGTTGAATCCTACGTTATCTGAACCTTCGTCCCAATTGATAATATGTTCAGCATCATACATTGCGATATACGGATTACCACTACCGCTTGAGTCGATGTCTAATAATAAACCAGAACGACCTGTAATGAACTGCTGTGCGTGTAATCTACGAAGTAAATGGTCTAAGTTATCGCCATTGATAGTCGCTTTATCACGCAAGAACTCCATTTCAGGAGGTAGTTTTATTTGAGTTGGTTTATAGTGAAGCAAACCAATATAGCTTTCAACGGCATCATGCACAAAGTTGTGATATACCGCGCGTTGCTTGTATGAATTGTATGCAGTGCGTCCTTCTTGACCCGATAACATTCCGTCTAAAATATGACCGCCTGTAGGAGGAAGATACGTTTCGTTTTTACTTTTAACTTGTTTTTCACCTTTATAACAATCTCGCATTAACGTCCAATCGTCAATACTCGTATTATATAAAGGGTGTGATGATAATGTCGTACTCATTACAGTGCTGCTTCCACAACAGCTACCTCAATTTCGACAGCCGTAGGTGATGTGAGTACGTCTACAACAGCGTCTACTGTTTTTTTAGTGGCGACTGATTCTACAGCGTGAGCCGCATCTTTAGCTGCGTGTTCGATTTGATGAAATATATTACTCATTTATTATCCTTCTATCGTTAAATTAAAATTAAGGGGTCGATTAAGACCCCTTATTGTTAAACCATTCTATACAAGCTGCTTAGACGCTTTAAACGCTAAGTATGGTTTCTCTGGCGCAGCGGCAATATCCAATGCTTCACCTGTAGATGGGTTACGACCTACACGCGCTTCACGAGCTGGTCGTACTTTAGTTTTGAATGTGCCAAAGTTAGGAATTTTAATGCTGTCAGATTTCGCTTGGTCATTGATAGTACCAAATACAACGTCAATTACATCGCGTACTTCGTTGTTGGTGAGTGTAATACCTAATTGACCCAACTCTACTTTTACTGCTGACAAATAATCTTTTAAAGCCATTGTGATAAATCCTTGTGTTGTATTGAAAAATATGATATTTAAGTAATCAACGCGATATTATCATAGCGAGTATCGCTTGTCAAGACTTTTATTGATTTAATCGTAATAAAAAAAGCCGATAATTTATTATCGGCTTCGTCTGTCTACTCTTTACAAGTAAGCTCAATTTTATTCGGAGCAATATCTTTATTGATTCGCTCTCGATTAAGTTGTCGCAGTTCTAAGGGTAGCTTACAATACTCAGTCGCAATCGTTTTAACCACCATAGTGTCTATTTCACCTGCAACAGTTAAACCTGCGATTAGGTTGCTAGGCACACACGCCATTAACATTAGCGATGTTACGAACACAGTAATGTATTTCATTACTCAATGCTCGACAAACAGCTTTCGACAAATGAATCACGATAAACTTCACCTAATTCGTTAATCCACACTACATCTATATGACGCTCTTCACAACCATTATCTGTAATATCTTCCACAGTCATTAAGGTGTCTAAACACACATCTGACTTTAAATGTACCACATCGCCTACTTCCAACGCTACTGTCACAATCATTTCAAATCTCCAAAGTTTAAGGTTAATAATCGTCTATTCCGATTTGTCATTCGTCATTGCAAGATTCATTTATCCATGATGACTGTTTGTAATCTTCAGGGTTAGGCTTAGTTTTCTTTTTGAAAATCTTATCGAAGTTTTCTTCATACAATTTTCGATTAGAGATTCTATCTCTATCACCTTTTCCTGCACCACTTGAGTTTCTTTCGTTATTAGCCATATCTAAATTTAATAAGTAATAAGTTGATTTGTGGAATATAGCATAGATTGTTTGTTTGTGTCAAGATGTTTAACCGTGATTTGAAAATTCACCGTGTAATTCGGTAGATGCTTTGCAGTAGGCAGCGTGAGCAAGTTCGGGTGTGTCGTGATAGCCTAACCATTTAGACTTATTATCAAATCTAATAGTTGCTTGCCATTTATCTACTTTTTTACTCCAAGTAACTCCTTTAAATCCAGAAGTATTATTAGCTGATTTTCCTCTATTTCTTGAATTTTCAAGATAAGATGATATTCTCAGATTTTCAATTCTATTATCTAAAGCATCACCGTTTATATGGTCGATTATTTCGGCTTCTGTTGGCTTTTCACCACTGTGTAACCACCATACAAGTCTATTTAACCTTTGTGGCTTATATGCTAATTTTACTCCCCAATATCCGTTTAGTAAATAACCAGCCTTCTTTCCAGACCACATTGAGTTCCACGCATTAGCTCCGCTTGCATTTTTGAAATGGTGGTCAGGTCTGTTTTTCCAATATAAAAAACCAGTATCTCTCTCGTAAACAAAACATTCTTTTAGATATTGTAAAGTTAATTCAACATCATTAACAATCTCTTTTGCTTCAAGATAATCATAACGATGTCTATTTTCTTCAGCATCCAATCTCGCTAATTTGGCTTCTTCAATGGTATCAAATACTCCTAAGTTAATCATGTTATTCTTGATAGTCAAGAAGGCTTTCCATTTACCACTTTTAGTAACACTAACTCCAATCTCACCAGAAGTATTTCTGCTAGACGCTCGATTTTGACCGTTTTCAGCAGATGTAACATCTCTTAAATTCTCAATTCGATTATTAGTTTTATCTCTATCAATGTGGTCGATTATGCCTTCTGGGTCTGCTCCAGTGTGAAGTTTCCAGATTGTTCTATGATTTAAATATCTAACGTCACCAATATCAAAGTATTTATAACCGCTAGTATAAGTAGAACCTACTTCTTTACCTGGATAATGTTTATTAAATATATTCATCGAGCGTTCTGATTTAAAATGTTCTAAAGGTCGTTCTTTCCATAATAAAGAACCAGTTTCAGCACAGTAAGTGAACATTTCATTTAATAATTTTAAATCTGGCAAAGGTGTTATTTTGTTTTTCATAGAATATCTCTAATAAATAATTTAAAAATACAGTCTACCACAAAATATAAACCATGTCAAGTTAATCCTTGGGTTTTTCCTGATTTACTCCCTGTGTTTAAAGATAGTAGTTTATAGCGGCATACGTCGAGGTGGTGATCATTGTGACCATCTACATCGTCAGGATTCTTTTTATCCCGCATCATATAAGGCACTACTTCTAAAAAGGCTCGATTGTCATCATTATTAAATACGAAAATTCCAGGTTTATCACGATAATTTTTATTTTCTGTCACCATAGAATTAAACAGTCTTTCTTTAAATAACGTGATTCCATCTACTCTAGTACCTGGTTTTTTTAAACCGTCAAATCTTCGCCATGTTACGCCTTTATAAACTTTATTTCCGATAGTAACGTGCTGACTCATTAAACCGCATACGCTAGTACCGTTAATTTGTGAAAACATAGCAGTATCGCAGACACCGTCTTTGACACTACCGTAAATACCATTCGCTAATTCGTGTTGAATTATTAGTTTTGACAACTCTTGTGGGAGAATATCTGTCCCAATATCATATCTATCTTCCATACAAGTATAAATAGACGTAAAAATAAACAAATCGCCTTTTACAGTTGATTTTGTTTTTCCATTTTTAAGAATTACATCTTCTCCATTAGATTCAGCAAAATAAATAACTGCTGAGGGACTCGACTGTCCCCAATCCATTACTCTGTCCATTGACCATTCTTTTGGAATATCAAATGGGTCGATAACATGAGCATCAAAATTCCAAACATTTGCAAACATACCTGATTCATCCGCAACTGCATCCCAATTGCCGTCCACCCAGCAAGCTCTTAGCCTTGCGTCCTGTATGTTTGAGAGAGATGCAATGTAAGTTTGGTCTAATTTTGGATTCTCTGTATAATGACCTTGAATATGGCAAATTGTTCTAGTGATAATCTTCTTTTCTTTCGTAATTTGGTCTATAATTTCAGTTTCTTTTTTTATTATCTGACCTGGTTTTCCAATATCAACAAACCGCTTCTTTACGGCAAGCCCTGAGATGCCCGAGGGATTAGTCGTACTGAAAACACACATCGGAATTGGTGGAAGAATTGTTCCGTCTGGTAATGGGTGGTCTTCAGGTACAAAACCACTTCGATTGATAGAAAGCAATAAATCATAAATCCGCAAATCCCTATAGGACGTAAGCTCGTTTATGCCAATAAAGGGTACAGAAAAACCATGTAGGTTCTGGTAGTCGTCTTCTGTTTCAACTGAGCGAAACATTAGAACTTCACCTGATTTCCATGACCACTTTAAATCGCCTTTAGATGAATAAAACTTAGCCCCATCATCGAATGCACCAAATAATCTCTTAGACTCCATTATCAAGTTATCTAAGTTTTTGTAACCCCTATCAATAATCACTCCAATCCAATGTGATTTGTATCCTAATCCAACTGTTTGTCTAAACCGCGCTAACTGTGCAATACTTTTCCCCACACCGCGCCCTGAAGAATATAGGATTTCGTCACTGGGGCAGTTTAAAGCGAGGGTTTGGCTGCCTTGATTTGGAGTAAAAACAACCTTCGTACTCTTGGGAATCAAAAATCCTTCATGCAATTTATACCCACTAGGAATCACACTACCTTCTACATATCGACAGGCTTCACTACTCATCATCCCAGCACCCAATCAAATCATAATCCTCACAGTCGATAGTCTGTCTTAGCTTAAACAATCCTTCATCATTGAGTTCGATATTATCTAAAATATCATCTATGTTTATACCGTCTATTAGCTCATCATGAGCATATTCAAATTCATCGTCCATTAGTATTTAGTGTTTAGTTGTAGGGTCTGTGTGTAATTTTTCATAATCCTTTTTATGTATCGGCGTGATTACAAAACAACAATCAAATACTGAAAATAGGGTGAGTAAATGGCTAACTGATACATTTTTAAATTGTCCTAGCATGATTGCATTGAAAACACCTTGTTCGCGCATATTTTCAATAACTTGTTTTTGAGTAAAAGATAGTCGTTTATTGATAGTTAGTTTATCTATCGTTTTAATTAACGTATCTGCGAGATGTGTGACAGCAACATGGTTTAATTTTTCATCGGAATCAATAATCACAAAGACCGCCTATATCGTATTGGAAGTGTAAGTCAGCGAGTGTTTCGCTAGTTGTTTTAAAGAACGAGTAATAGATTCCTTCAGGTGTATTCGCCTTCACAATACTCGCAAAGCTGCTAGGAGAGAGTAATATAGAGGTTTCAAATAGATTTGGATAACGATGCTTAACGAAGGTAATACCGTCTTTTAGTGAATAGCGATAATACCCGCTTTGTAATTTAATCATAAACTCGCCTCTAACTGTTTGTAGAGTTCGGCTTGTTGAACCTGAGCTTGATTCGACCACTCATCAATAGATAATGGTGCTGGAACTATCATCACAGAATGTTGTACTTGTGAGGTGTCAGCTTGTTGTTTAGCGTCGAATCCCATTAGCTTGGATATTCTATCCATTGCAGTAATTCGAGCAGTAGGATTAGAATTTTCACCATCAGCCTTCATAATTTGAATAAGATTACGCAACATTTCGGATTTCAGCATAGCCTCATCTGAAAGTAAATCGTCTGTGTGGGATTGATACTGCTTGAGTTTATTTTGAAAATAGTCTGTTTCCATCCAATTAGCAGCGACTGATTTACTGTACATCGCAGTAATACCACATCGAATTGCCGCTAATTCAGGATTTAAGTCGTACACATATTCTTTAAGGAATCTGTCTATTGCCTCTTTTTCAAAAGGAGATAACTCACGTTGTTTTGATTCAGATGTTGTTGTAGTCATTTAGAAAGTATCTTTAAAATTAAGTTACTATAAAGACTATCATAGTTAAGGTTATTTTGTCAAGTTATTTGTATTTAGATGATACAAATGTATGCACAATAATAGATGTAGCAATACCAAAAGCTCCGCCAAATACAAACGCTACGCTTTCATAGACGGTTGCATTAGGGGCGAGTTTAAGCATGAATAATTGACACAATCCAATACCTAATGAAGTGATAAAGGATTGTAGGATGAGTTTATCTCTAACGAATTGCGACTGAGTTCCTAATAAGAATACAGCCACAAATGATGATATAAATAAAACTAAGCTAGACTGGTACATTATTTGATTCCATAAGTTGTTGTGTAATTGTTAGTTTTAATTGTTTGCGTTTTTCACAAGATAAGGCTATTTTAGCTTTCGTCTCATCTGAATGAGGTTTGCGCGGTCTACCTGTAGCTAATGCTGACAGTTTAGCACGCGTTGCATCTGATACAATTTTACCTTTCTGAGATTCTGATAATTTGATGCGAGTTTCATTAGAAAATACTTTACCTTTCTGAGATTTCGACATCTTAGCTCTGGTTTTATCAGATATATTTTTTGAAGATTCTGACATTTTAGCTTTGGTTTCATCAGAAATAATTTTACCAGAGTTGAACATTGAAATTTTTGCTTTTGTTTCATCTGATACAACTCTACCTTTACTCGATAATGATATTTTCGCTTTATGCTCATCTGACCTATTTTTTGCAGCATTAGACATTTTAGCTTTAGATTCTTCAGAATGTTTATAGCCTGAGTTACCTTCACCGCCATCTGTTAAATTAGCCAACTTAATTCCATCATTTCTTAAAGCTGTAATTAGTCTGACTTCTAAATTAAGCGCGTGTTGTTCATCTCTACATAACATTGTTCTAACGATTATGTTTTCAATACCGTATTTTGCAACAATGTGAGTGTGATGTGGGTTTGCTTTACGCAATTTTTCTTTAGTTCTTTTAAGAGTTCCCTTTCCAACATAAAATGGAGGTTGCCCTGCTAAAGAATGCGTATAAACGTAATAATCTTGTGTTTTTGATTTTACTTCTGACATCTTTTGATTCCTTACAGTAGTTGGATTATTGTGAACAGTATTTAGAAATGTGAGAAACCTTACTGAAGGGCTTTCGGGGTATCCCCCTATCTCACACTGCTATTATTTCACAGGGCTACTATAATGTCAAGCGATAAATTATTTCAAATGAAATCTAATTCAGTTTGCTTAAATACTTCTACCTTAATTGGAATCTGTTTTAGCTTTACATTATACGACATATCTTTTACATCTTGTAATGTCATGCCTTCAGGAGCATCTAAATCAGTAATTCCAATATAAGCGAGTTTTTCACGGTATCCTAAATCATTCATTGCATAAGAATGTAGTTTCGGATGTGTAATTGCAAGTTTTTGAAAACGGTTTATGTCGCGACTAGCGTCCTTAACATCGTGTTGTAAGCCGAGCGGACACCAAATACAGCCACTTCTTTCATAACCCATATCGTAGACTTCTGAATAAGGTATATCGTAAAGTTTAATATATTCCCAAATGTCTTCTTCAGTCCAAAATGAAATTGGTGCAGAACGAGGTGAGCCTTGTTCATAAGAATTACAACCTGTTTTAAGATAAGATTGCATTCTGAGCGATGATTCATCGGTCATAGTCCCTACAAACTTAGCTCGACCTGTTTCTTTTTCATACGCTTTAGATGGATTCTTCTTATAGATGTCACAACACTTTGCGCTGACTTTAAATGGTGCATCCGCTAAGAATTGCCACTTATTTGATAACTTGCCATGACCTTTTTCGTTTCCAAATAATCTAATGTTCTTTAATTTGTCTGAATTAGAAGTCTGTAAGTCATTTACTTTTTGACTGACTTCTTTAGACACAATAGGGAAACCATACTTCTCTAACGCAGCTCTAAAGGTCATCTTAGGTTTTAACCACACTACGTTTTCAATAGACTTTACGAACTTACGGTTCTCAGGAAATTCTAAACCTGTATCGCAGAATACAGCAGGTGCTTCTGGATATAATTGTCGTACTAAATGTAGAAGTACCGTAGAGTCTTTACCTCCTGAAAATGCAACATAAACTTTACCTTCATGATGCTCGTACCACTCACGAATACGCTCGTTAGTAAGATGAATCTTAGCCTTTAACGGATACTTCTTACGTTCTGACAGTAATGCTGAATTATTCGCACATTCTTTAGTTTGAATATCGACGTTAGTCGGCGTAGTCTTATCTTTAATTCTACTACGAAATTCTTTTACTTCTTTTTTAGTAAGGTCACTCATTTGTCGTGTTCCTGTTGGGTTAAATTGGAATGTTAGTTTATTATTTTTTTGTAGTCATTGTCAAGTATTATCACGATAATAGTATTTTCCACCACAGATAGCAATATCGTTAGTCGTATCTACATATTCGTTAATAGTCCGTTTCTTTTCGCTATCTACCGTTGTGATTAAAAATCCCTGTGTCCATTTATCAAAGTCGTCTGTGTAAGATGCGTCGATAGCACATAAACAACCCAATTGAATGTGGTAGAACGACCCGTAAGTTAAATTGTAGTCCGATGTAGTGATAAATCTGTGGTGGTGACCATACACTGAAGGCAACCCGTGTTTCTTTAAGGTTGGATAATGACCGACTAATAACGTATCTCCTATCACAATGAAGTTCTTAGCAACTTCTTTCTTGATTTCAGATTCTTTATACACAGAAAGATTTGTTCTAGCCACATAGTTTATTTGTAGCTCATCTAACTTCAATAATTTGATAGGAGTGATGTGAGAAAACTTATCTAATACATCTGCCACATAAGGCGATTGTTCTACAATATGTTTAAAAACTCTTAAATCGTGATTACCCTGTGTGATTGTAATTTGAGCATGAGGGTTTAGTTCACGAAGTTTCGTAAGAAATTCATGTCCCCACACTAATTCATCTACAGCAGAATGTTTGCGAGGGTCATGAGAATAGTTTGAGAAGTGGGGAAAATCCCATAAATCACCCGCAATTACTATGTGTGTTGGCTTAACTCTAGTTGTAGCATCTAAGAACACATCAATTGAGAATGAATCCGCCATAGTTGCGTGGATGTCTGAACATACCATAACTGTGCTAAATCTTTTGTCATCTTTTCTTTGGTACTTGTTAGCATAAGAATTTAGCTCGTTGTTTGTTTTTATCAGAGTTGAATTGGAAGTAGATATAGCATGAGTAGCCACATGAGAAGTAAATTGTTTTTCTAACGGCGTACTTCCTAATCCAGCACATTGCTTAAAGGCTGAAAATGTACCAAACACAGGTATAAAGTGAGAATCGGGGATACTTTCCCTCACATTCTTTCTCGTGTGAGGTAGGGGTAGTTCTTGAAGCTGTTTAATGAGTTGTTCTTTAGTTGGTTTATTCTGAATTGTCATATTAGGTTATGAATGTAATGAATGTGAGTGTGAATGTAAATGTTAATTTTGTGTAACCTAACACAGTTAGGGAATAAAAGTCAAGTTATTTATGGTGTATTTGATGATATTAATGTAATTGATATTGGTGTAAATTATAAATCCTATATTTGAGAGTTGGTCAATGTGTCAGAAAATTGACTATAGGTAGGGGTTGGTCGAATTGGTCGAATTGGTCGAATTGGTAAATTCGGTGAGATTGTAGAAGGTGGAATGATGTAACCGCTCCCCAAAATAAAATTCACCCTTGCTACCCCGTATCATTTCAATAAATTAGGCGCAAAAAAAAACGGGTTAGAATTTAATTCTAACCCGTCTCGAGTCTACCAGTTCAATTCATTATTTTAATAAGTCGGTCAAAACATTCCTAGCAATTGTATAATTCAAACTAGCAATGACAATTCTGCCCTTTTGCGTAACAATATAAGTGTCATCTATAGACTTATAAAATGAAATGCTTTTCATAAAATGCTGGACTGACCCTGCTTCAATAATTTTTTTATTCAATCGCATATATTACCCCCTAAAAGGTACTTGATTCATATTATCGGCGCACGATTCACAGCAATAACCTTCTGTTATACCGCCACGGTGGGTACGATAAAAAAAAGGTCTCATATCATCCGCTAAAACCGTCTCATTACATTCATCACAGTATGACGAGCAATCATGGCAAACTACGTCGCCGTTGTATAAATAATTACAGTCTTCTCTATCTATATGGTAATCACACCTTGAGCAAGTGCAATCGTTTCCAGTAAAATCAGAATCAAAATCAGAATTAAAATAATCGTTATAGTTACCACACGGTTTACAAGTTAAGTCTTGATTATCAGCACACGCAACAACATACGCATTGTCTTCTTTGCTTGAGTCAATAACTAAAAAATCACCGTGTTTACTTTTTTGCAAATAAATTGCGTGCTTTTCACTGTCGATATAGGGCAATCGTAAAGCCCCGTTATCATCTAAAACAATCGGTAATCGTGCGCCTTTTGTTGCACTAATATCGGTTTTAATACCTTTTGATAATGCAACCTGTTTCATTAAAACAGAATCACCGTAACATTTAACCAATTTGTTTTGTTTGTGGCGATATAATCCACGGGCAATTATTGCCCCGTTACGTTTTAAAACCATAATTGATAATGATATTTTACCTAATTCATTATAAGGCGTGTTATAAAATAATGGCATTTTTTCGGCGTATTTCGTCATACAACTGTTAAACTTTTCGTATGATTCGATTATTTCACTTGTTGTCGCAAACTCTAACGAATAGCCTTTTATCTGATAAGCTATAATCTTATCTGTTAAAATTGCCGCGTGTTTGGTGTGACATTTAAATCGTGCTAATAGCTCAAAGATAACAGATTTCAATTCTGTTTTATCCTGTAAATTTTGACGATTTGTTAATTTTAAAAAACATTGTATATGACTATCGTCAACAAAAGCAATTAAACCACTTTTAATTAGACTAAACATTTTTTCAACCTTCGCGCTGGTCAAGTGTTGAGGCGTGATATTTAAAAACTGTTTCAATTCATAGTTTTTAGGGTTAATTAAAAACAGTTTATTGTCATTGTCTAACTCTATTAAATCGTCGCGCATATTATGCGCGGGCAATAACTCGAAACAACCAAAATCAGCATCCGTGCTAGTTTTTACTCGTGTCAAATTACAGGAAAATGCAAACAAGCTTGTTTTGTAAAATGTCATCACTTCTTTTGTTTTGTAAATTTTCATAGCATACCTTACCTTTTTTAATTAGAATTATTTTTAACTATATTCGCCGCGATTATCCACAGGCACAACATAACTGTAGCACACACAATAACTGCTATAAAACCACCTAAAATCATAAAATCACCTTTTCCTGTTTTGAATGAATGCCGAAAATCGGCGGGTTGTAAAAGAACGTTGTCGTGTACCGCTCCAACAATTCAAATTCTACGTTAATTTGCTTCATTGTCAAATAAAAAATAATTTTATTTTCAATAATAAAAAACTATTTAAACCAAAACCTATCAAAATCAACAACTTACCATGTGACAACTTGTCCAATTGTTTAAAATAGTGGATATATTAAACTATATCCGACAGCAACAAAAGCCGCTCTTTAACAAAATGGATAATCACAACTGGTAGTAATTAGGCACAATTGCGCGTTAATTATCGTTTTTACTCTATATATACGAAAATAATTTTTTAACGTATCGCGTAAAATTGACGTATAAGACGTTTTTATTACTTAAGGCATACAATCGCATTGCTAAAGTATTAAAATGCCACCAGCGGGCAGTTTGGCACCTTAAATCGAATGCTACGCTCTAAGCCGCGCCACATATAAACAGTTTACCTGTTTGAGGCTTTTGTTATGTTATAACGTATCAACTGTTAGTTTAGCAAGGTGGTTTTATCACCACAAATTAAATTAGCTGTAAATAAATTATTTTTATTTATTTTGAAAACCTAGTCACAATGCGGGTTGTAGGCGATTCCATTACGTCTCAAGGTGGTTTTGACCTGCAAAAGCCGCGAAAGGCTTGATTTACCTAAGTTTCAGCACAACTGGGTGAAATCCCATGCACACGAAATCCGCCCTATAGAAGCCTTCAGAAAACGACTTCTTCAGCACACTGGTTAGCCTTCGTGTATTTCGGTTGGACACCTGAATTTGAATATGAAGGGTACAATCTGGGAAATGATGTAGTCGTAATAAGTAGCCACAGTACGCTCACACATACTCCATGAGGTTGAAACCTCCGTTAGCTCCTAAAAAATTTAATTTTAATTTTCAAATTTGAATCTGTTTCAAATGAGAATTGCCCAGAATTCTCATCACAAAAGCTCAATTAACCTGAAAATAATTTTAAGTTTCCCAAGCAAAATTAAAATTGAATCTTGATGGTTTTTCAATTTCGCTCAAACGACTATTGAGAATAGTAAGCTGCTCATTAACTTCCTTATGAAATTTTGCAATTTCGTTCATTTTTAAATCGTATTCGGTGCGCGTGATAAAATTTGAACTGTGTTCCAAAGTATTATAAGCATTCAACAAACAGTTTAAGAAATCGCCGTTAGTGATATTGCGCTTATGTTTCGATGTAAATCGCAATTTGGCTTGTTTAAACGCTTCTATTGATTTTGAGTTAGTTAATCTTAGAACACCGTTATTACTGCTAACGCGCTCTTTTTCTCCACTATATAAATTTACCAAATTGTAACCATAAGGATAAATTGAATTATGTGCATTTATCATTTGTTTTTCTAACAGACGTGCTTCTGATTCAGTAGGTATATTTTCTAATAATATCTCATGTTTAAAAGAATCCCATCCGAAGTGCTGGATAGCTACGGAGAAAGCAGTACTTCCTGAGTTCTTATTTCGATGCTCTTTACATCTTTGCTCATAATGCTTTGTCATGCCAATGTATGACTTACCTTCAGGTGATGTGTGTGTATAGATTACATAACTATTTTCGTTCATAAAAAATCCTTAAAAAGACTGTAAATAATAGAAGTGTGGAAAGATATTGTAGTAATCTAATCTATTAAAATACAGTCCTTTTAAGGACGTTCTCACCACAATATCAGGTTTCCACACCGTTAGCAAGTATTATTTCATATTTATCACAGAATGTCAATGAAATATAAGGTAAATCAGCCGCTCTCTATTCTACCCACCTAGAAGGAGATTTAAGACACTTTCTACTTTACCCTCACATAGGTATTACTTTTTGAATTACGTTCAAATTTGATAGCGTAGTGCGCTAAAAACGACCTAGAATTCTAAATTCTAGGTCTATCAAATCAGATTAACTTCCGCAACACTCTATTCACACTTTGTCGCCACATTAGCTTACCTGATTCAAGCACTCCGTACTCAGACCCCGCTGTTGTAATGACGTAGTTACCTAACGAATCAATATCCACAAAACCCGCTAATCTCAATAATAACATTACCTGTGCCTTACTCTTTCCACCTAAATTACATCCTAACGCTGCCGTACTGTACATCTTTACGTCTTTTGGTGTACTTTTCGTGTTCATAATTGAATGTATTGCCGCTATTTGTGAGCCAGTCAACACACCATCTAACGGCTTTCCAGTAGCCGATTGTGTTATTTCTAACAACAAACCTCTATCGTTGATGTGTATTGAGCTTAGGAACATCGCTGTTTTTGTGGCTACTTCTAATACTGAATTCATACTAACCTCTTATGTAAATGGGTTGAAAATATATAGTATATATACGAAATATCTATACGTCAAAAAAATAGAGTATATATAAAAAATATCGGTATGTCAAATTTAATTTTATCAACAAAACATAGGGGTTTTAACGAAATAATAATAAAATTATTTTAGCGAAAAAACGTATTTTTTATATAGAAAAAATATTATATTTAAAATTTTTGCTTTTTTAAAAAAAAGTTCTTGACAAGTCCTCATGTCCGATTAAATCTGAATACATAAATAATATTATATATAATACGAAAAATACAAAGTAAGTAAAATACTGTTGTAAGTCTTTGTTTTTTATCTATTAGTATAATTCATATATATTTGTTAATATATTACCCTTAGCTTTGATGCTTTTTCCTAAAAACACCTCGTTACTACGTTACGACGTTACGACGTTACTTCTGCACGACGTTACTTCTCAAACCCCCCCTATATACCCCCTAAAATTATTAACTTTTGCAAAAATCAACCTCTTTATCTATAAATTTCAATAACATACATCATAAAATTAGTTAATAATCACCTATAAAACCACCTATTAACTGAAATCAAATTGACTTCTATGATGAGTAGTGATACCTTATACAAGCCGCATAACTTCTAACTTATAGGAAAATTAAAATGAATAAACCTGACTCAGATACTATTGAAGAACTACAAAATCAGATACTATCTCTCAATACTAAATTGAAAGATTTAGAAATGCAGTCTAATTACACAGTGATGGATAATATGACGCTACTGTCAGAGTTGAATGCAGTGTGTTATTTAAAGCGCAAGGAACAAGATGAAGCTAAAAGAAAATCTATGATAGCAAAACATTATACTAATAAAGACAAAATGCTCCAGTATAATGTTTATTTTATGAATTTTTATGAACTTGAGGAAGTTTATAATGAACGATTAGAAATAGAATCACTACGACTTACTGTAGAAGATATTGTTGATAAACACGACCCTTATAACCCTAAAAGATTTAAACTTGCACAACCTGCAAAATAGTATTCGCATCAAACAAAAGGAAACTAAAAATGAACGATTCAACTCCAACAACTCCAACAACTCCAACAACTCAACCAGCACCTACTACTCTCCCTATGACAAGAGTGAACCTAACCTTATCGTCAGAAGTAAAAGAAGTATTCAACGCTATTCAAAAGAAAGGTAAATTCTCACACAATGCGATGATTACTAAATTAGTAGATACTTACCTGAAATATAATGACGATAAACAAGCTGAAATCTACAGATACTGTGATAATGTATTATCTGGAGAAATTCGAGATATAACACTTCAATTCCTAAATGACTTAGATTTATCAGATGTTCCTCAAATAGGCACAGAATTACGATTATTACGCAAACGTGTGTCTACCCTAGAATCACAGATGACCCAGCTTCTACGGTGTCAGAATAATACCGATTCCAATACTAATTCCAATAGTAATTCAACCTTCGACTTTACCGACTTTATATTGTCGCACCAAGACAACGAATCTTCTACTCGTGTTCAAGAAACTTTAGTATCAACTGACCTATCTAACATCACGTCTAACATCACGTCTAACAACTTATCTAACATCAATGTGTTCGATACCGATGTATCAGAAGTAACCTTACCTAGCTCCATCAAAACTTTTTCAAATAGAACGCTAGATTCACTCATCGCTTATCAACTTGAATCTGTGTTAGGTAAAACATCTGAGGTATTCGACTACAATTATTATATTCAACACTATAGTGGACTCGCTTTGAGCAAAGATAAAATGACGAAATTAGCGGAACTTGTGTCCGAATTCAACACAGAACTTAACCTACTTCTTGAAACCCACTGTGATAACATCGAAATGTGTCGCTCGTTTCAGTTAGCTGGTACAGTTACAACACTTCAATCATACCTATCATTACGCTATAAAAATGAATTATCACAAGTGTGGAATGATAAAATATCATCCTTAACACTCAGCGAATTAGTTGTGATAATTGCACGCTTAAAACCATTCAAAGCTGAAAAATCTTTCATTGTAAGTTCAAACAATATAAAATCACCGCAAATGGCGATTAAATCTGTTCTAAATAAGAACTACGATTACATATTTAAAAATGTAGCATCATTTACTACTTTCTAAGAATCGAGCATAATCTAATATCACGCATAAATAATTCATTTAAACAAAGGAACAACTCATCATGACACAACCAACGCCCGAAAACTATTCTCCACGTTTATTTAAACCTGTGCGTAGCACAGGTGCAGAACCAAAACAACGTAATCACATTTATATTCCAAGCGAAATTAAACACAAGGATATGTGGCTTATTGCCTCAGGAGAAAACGGCGAGCCTGATGGTAAAATACCCTGTGTTGTAACGGATTCAGACAAACTACAACGATTCAGTAAGCGTATGGGTCATCTACCTTTACCTTATTCTATCGCTGAATCCATGTACGATAAATACGGATATGATTTCGGCATCTGTCTTAACGCAGATGACCACTACTTTGTGATTGATTTAGACTATAAAAACCTGCCGCAATCAGATGTCGATAAACGACTACCTATCTTCAAACAAATTCTACTCGCTTTTAAGGATTCGTACATCGAAGTATCTAAATCAGGCACGGGATTTCACATTCTATGTAAATCAGAACTTCTTATTGCTCGTAATTTTAGAAATCTCGGAATTGAAATGTATTCTTACCGAGACCGTTTCATCTTATTAACAGGAAATAAAATCACCGTGTCTAAAGTCGACGATGAAATTATCATCCATGAAGATTATCTACAATCACCTACACAGAAGTCAGTTGCTTCCGTTAATGAACCTATTGGCTACCGTGATGAACAAATTACACAATTGCTAACACAACTTGGTAATGCTCCCTGTGAGTCTGAAGAAATTGTGTTAGTCGAAGAACCGATTACTAAAACAAATGATGATGTGTTCAATGAAATTATTACTACGTCCTTTTCTGAAAAACTATTTGAAATAACCTCTTTTACCACAGATACCGATTGGTCTACAACGAGATACCCTTCAGCATCTGAAGCGGTACTTTCTTTCGTGTCGATTGTTGCAAGGTTCACTAAATCAAATGAACAGGTACGGAGTCTATTTAAAGAACTCTGTGATATTTCAAACCGTGATAAGTACATCCGCTCGAACTATCATATCGATAGATGTTTAACGATTGTACGAACAGAACTCGATACTACTGAAGTTGACGACTTTATGAATAACACAATCAATATGTATTACGAAAAACAAAAAGTCATTATGGAAAACAGAATTAAATCGGAAATGGAACTTTTGAACGCAATTGAATCCGCAGCAGAATTCTCTGATGATATGGAATTGGATATGGTAGAAATTGAAAAACAATACTATGAAGAAAATGAAGCGTTTAGAGATATTCCTTATCCGCACGGTGTGGTAGGTGATATTGCGAGATTCTCTCATGCTACCGCGCCACATAAATTAAGAGTAGGTCACATTGCGTCAGCCTTAGTTACTATTGCAGGTATCATTGGTCGTCAGATTCGATTTAGAAGTTCCGCTACTAACCTAGCTATCATTGTGGTTGCACCTTCTACAATGGGCAAAGAGACCTGCGCTAAAACCTTAGCTGCTATTAGCAAATCCGTATCGTCTGTTGGTGGAGATAAATTCTTCTGTTTCGATAAAATTGCTTCAGGTGGTGCGCTTAGAACGCTAATGTCTTCTCGTGAATATGGAACTACCGCTGTTACATTACCCGAATTCGCACAATTAGTCGAACAAATGAAACAAGGTAAAGATAACCCGATGTCAGGATTAAAGTCTGAACTTCTCGATGCTATCACAAAGAACTCCAAAGATTCTGTTTATGGTGGTTCACAACACGCTAATGCGGAGAATAATCGTGAAAGTATGGTTTCACCAGCCTTTTCAATGATTGGTGATACAGTACCTGATTTCTATGATGGTGTGACAGAAGAAATGTGTAGTGGGGGATTCCTATCTCGATTTATCATTATGGAGCATGAAGGGACGACAAAATACAAATCTGACGATAATGCTCACAAAGTACAAATTGAACGTAACCTTGTAGACGATTTAACAACATTAGTACAGCATATTCAAATTTTGCACAGTCGTAATGAATTTGTCGAAGTTGATGTGACGTGTCCGATTGTCGGATTAGAATTTAAGAAGTATGAAGAATACCTGCTCGCTAAATTTAATAAATCAAAAGACGAAGCGCATCGTCAAATCTACGGTAGAACCTTACTTAAAACGATGGTTGTTGCCACAATCTTAGCTTACACAAGAAACCATTGTAATCCACAAATAAGTATGGAAGATTTCTTATGGGCGCGTAACCTTATTATGCGCGATGTATTTAGAATTGAACACAAATTAAATAACGGCGAAATCGGAACATCTGAACGTACTTGCAGATTGAAAGTAGAGTCACTTATTAAACGAATGGTTAATAGCTCGATAGAGCGTGATAAACTCGCTCAAGCAAAATGGGGCGATTTGCTTGATGTTGGTATTTTCTCACGCTCCATATTATCACAACGATTACAAGGTCAATCATTTAAAATCGGGTCATTATCGAATATCAAAACGCTCGAACTTATTGTGGATAATATGATTAAAAATGGTGATATTATGGAACTTTCACCTGAAGCTAAAGATGTATTAGGCGAAGCCTATAGTCGTTCGATTAGAGGTAAATACTACATCGTGAACTCACCTAAATATATTAAACATTTAGAGAAGGTCATTAAAAATAAATAGTTTGACTTATAAACGAGTGTGAATTATTATTTCCACGCACTAACAAATCTGGTGCGTGGAATAGTCCATAACTTCATAAGGAAACTTAATCATGTTTACCCCTTCAGCGCAACAATCTAACATCTTCGACTTCATCAAAAATAGTAACGGGAATCTAGTTATAACTGCCTTAGCTGGCACAGGTAAATCGACAACATTACTTCAATCGCTAACGTATCTTCCACCGAAATCAAAAGTTTTGATGGCGGCATTCAATAAGACTATTGCTGATGAGTTATCAGATAAACTTAAAACTCGTAAATTAGATGTAGACGTAGTTGCTAAGACGTTTAATTCTATTGGTCATTCTTGTTTACTAAAGATTTTAAATAAACAAGTCACGATGCTACATAAGAAGAAAACAACTATCGTAGGTACAGTCGTTAATCAGCTTATTCGTCTTAACGAATTAAACTTAGACCCGATAACACTCAGTGTTATTCAAAGTAGTCAATCTGAACTTGAAACTGCTTTATCGTTTGCAGTAAGTATGGGTATCGCTCCTATATCTACAGTTAAACTGTTGGATGGTACACAGTTATCGCTACGAACAGACCTTGAAACAGGGTACAGTTTAACTAGAGAATCCTTAACTAAAATGTGCAATCGATATTCTATTTTACTTGATTCATCCATCATGCCGTTTCTACCACAGATATTGGACACCTGTCTAACTGAGGTGGTCAGACTGGCTTTCGATGAAGGAGTAATTGATTTTGGCGACCAAGTCTATATACCTACACTAATGTCAGAAAACTATTTTTCAAAATACGATTTTGTGATGGTAGATGAAGCGCAAGATTTATCAGGATTACGACTTGCTATGATTAGTCGAACTTTGCACGATAATAGCAGAATAGTCTTTGTTGGAGATAAAAACCAATGTTTGTACGGATTTACAGGTAGTGATATTGAAATTTTCGATAACATCGACAGTAAGTTTAATCCAGCGCATTTACCACTATCGGTAACTTATCGCTGTAGCAAACTTATCGTAGCACAAGCAAACGAAATTGTGCCTGATTTAGAATCACATCCTTCATCCAAAGCAGGTGTGGTAAACGAATTTGGTTCAGGATGGTCACTAGATGACTTTGAGATAGGCGACCTAATTGTGAGCAGAACTAATGCACCTATCGTTAAGTTAGCATGGGGATTATTCAATGTCGGAAAACCTGCAAAACTATTAGGAAAGGATATTGGAAAAGGGTTGGTTGGTTTAATCTTTAAAATGAAAGCAAAATCACTTCCTGATTTATCCATCAGGTTGCGAGAGTATCTTCGCACAGAAACAGTTAAATATCTTAAAGAAGATAAAGAATACCTAATTGGTGTTTTAGAAGATAAGGTTAATTGTATCGACACAATGATAGAAAACAGCGTTAGCATAACATCCGTGAAACAACTTATTGATACTATTAACGAAAGATTTGCTGACGGCGACCCTGACAAAGTAATTCGTTTAGCGAGTATTCACAAGTCAAAGGGCTTAGAATCAGACAGAGTGTGGTTTGTTAATCAAAGTATTATTCCGATAAAATACGCGAAGTTAGATTGGCAGATTGAACAGGAATGGAACTGTAAATATGTTGCGATTACTAGAGCTAAGAGTGAGTTGAATTTTATCTCAGTCAATTAGTTGTGATGATTTTGATTTCCAAAACATTTTCCAAAACATTTTTCAAAATACAACTTTCCAAAATAGGATTATTTGATGATTTAAAAATTATTTTAGTTTTATTTGAATTTAGTTGTTGACACCAACGTAAAACTCATTATAATACGCAGCACTTAGACAGGTTTCGCCTTCTACCTACATAAAAGAAGGCAATTTATATAACTGAGAGAATTACACAATGGCACATTTAATGACTAAAAAACAGTTCGATAACCTTAATGTGTTTGAACAACGCGATGTTAAATCAGCTATCGCACAATTACACTCTACTCACATCTGGGTATCAATCACACTTAAAACACCACCTAA